CGAGCCACGGTTGCCGCATGTTCGGCTTCCGCGGTTTCGAGCTTCTGACGCGCCTTCTCGAGCGTGCTCGCCTTCGGCGTTGGGTCATGACGGTCGGCCCCCACCATTTTGGAAACGGTCGCTAAAATGCTCATGGTCAGTGCCTCACGTAGTTGTCGAAAAGGGAGTCGACGGACCGGCGGACGTCGCTCTCCTCGTCGGAGTCGAGCATCTTGAGAGCCTCGCCCGCGATCAACGAACCAGGCGATTCGGCGGGTACCGGGATTGCTGCCGGTGCCGGCGTCCTGGTCGCGAGGTCGCGCTTGATTTTCTCTCGCTTGATTTCGAGTTCCAGCTCTTGAGCTCGCGCCTGGAGAGTTGCGGTGCGGGCCTCGATTTCAGCCGTTTCCGCCTTCACGCGGGCGATCTCGCTTGTCACGTCGCCTCGCGTGCTTGGCGCTTCTCCACGATGTGCAGATCGCTGCGCCGCTGGTGAGCCAGCCAGCGCGTAGGTGACGCCGCCGTCGGTGTAGCTGGTCTGCCCGGAGAGCACGTATCGCGCGAGTTCGGGGCGGAGTTCGATCATCTCCGCGATTTGGTTTTTGAGTTCGTTGAAAGAACATTCCTTGGTCATGTACATGGCTTCATTCCTCTGGTTCAGGTGGGTTGTAGATGGCGTCCAAGCTGCTCGCGTCGGTGAACGTCTGTGTCCAGAGCGTTGCGGCGAGATCCGCGCGGGCTGCGTCTGTTGGGACGGTGTCCTCCGCTCCGGCGAACTCGCGCCCCGCGTTCTCTTCACCGAGAGCTATCGCGGTCTCGAGTCGTTCGACGACCTTCGCGTTGGCCAAGATCTGCCGAAGCAGGATTAGCTTTTCATTGTTGATGTGGTCATATCCGTCGTGCATGTGTCGTGTGTCTTTCTGGCTTAAATTCAGCCAAATCCGCGGCCTTGGTAGCCGCTCCATCGTGAGGTGTTAGGCAGGGCGCTGTTCAAACGAGCGAGCTCTGCGTAGTCGACCGAATCCCGGTGCAGCTCATCGAAGGCGGCCGCGAGTGCATCGACTTGATCGTCGTGGCGGTCCTTCACGCCAGTGAAGCCGCAAACCTCGCTCACGAACTTGTCGAGCCACGGTGCCGAGCGTGGGAGCAAGACCTTGCCCTGGTTCCACGCTGCGGCGACTCCGATTGCTCGCGAGAACTTGTCGATCGTCGCCGTGCGCTCATGCATGGGAATGCCGGCTTCACGAACGAACTCGATGCCACCCATCTCCGTAGCTGCCGCGTAAGCCGTCGCTACGCCACCGTGGGTTTGTTGCAAGAGCTGAACGCGTGATCGAAATGCGCGCGGCTCCTCGTGAACCCGCACAACGTCGAGCACGTAGTAGACGCCCGCGTGCTGACCGAGCACGACTGCCACCGACCAGTCCGCCGAGGTTCTTGCCGAATAGGCGAAATCAAGCCCGATCGCGATCTGCATCGGCGAGGCCGGCAACGTGTCGTAGTGGTTGACGTCGCCGAACACTCGAGCACCGCGGCCGCGTGGGTTGCCCATGTACAGGCTCGTCCACTCGTAGCCATCGGGGCCACCCATCGTTTCGCGCAAGCGGTGCAGCGCAGCAGTCGACCAGCGCTCGGGCCAAAGCGACTCACCCTCGGGCGTGAGCGCGGGCAAGTGGATGTGTTCCCATCCGAGCCCGATGCAGTAGCCCACCAAATCTTCGGGGTGCCAGCGCGTGCCGTTGACGATCTTCGAGGCGTTCGGTTCGGCGCGTGTGATCACGTCACTCACGAACCATTCGACGGTGCGCTCTCGAACGATGGAGCTCTCGCTTTCCGCGCGGCCTTTCATGGGGTCGTCAATGACGATCACGTCGAAGCCTTCACCCGTGATCGAACCGCCTGGCGACGTTGCCCAGAGTCCGCCCTCGTCCTCGGTCGTGCGCCAGTCGCTCTTGCTCTTGCTGTCAGCAGCGAGTGGCACGCCCGCACGCTTGGCGAGCTCGCGGATCTTGCGGCTCTTCTTCTGGGCGAGCCGGTCTGAGTACGTGGCGTAGCAGAGACGCAGGCTAGGGTTTTGAGCCAGTAGCCAGGCGAGGCCGTGCGTGATCGTCTCGGTCTTTCCCATGCGTGGCGCTACGTCCGAAACGGAGTCCACGGGCTCTCCACGCGCGATGCGCTGAAACACGTCCGTGAGCTCGTGCAGGTGGCTCGGCGCTGCCAAGCGAGGCGAGAGCGCCGGGATGAAGTCCACGAACGGGATGAAAGCCGCGCTCACTTGGTCGACTCCTCGGGTGAGGGGCGGAGCCAGCGGCGTTGCCACGCCGGAGCCTCGTCGGGTTTGGCGGGGCGGGCGTGGGCCTCGCGGGCGCAGAGCTCGTGAGCTGCCAACAGGTTCTGCCGGCTGGCGTCCGCTAGCCGTGATCCAAGCTGCATGTCCCCGAGCACCTCGAAGGCGAACCGCGACCCCGCTAGCTGCAACGACGCAGACGCGACGATCGATGCCGGCGCCGGTCCGCAGTGTCCGCCACCGACATCGCGTGCGAGGCTGGTCACGTGCTGACGACGGAAGGCCCTAGCTGCCCGCGCGTAGGGCTCGAAGCGCGGATCGGCCAGCGACTCACCCAACGTCAGACGGCGCGCTAGGCGTGTCATCTCGCGCGAGGAAACGCCACCTGCGGACTGTGCCGTGTGAGCGCCTGGTCGAAACCTACCGCCCTCGTCTCGCTCTCCCGTGCGCTCGACCAGCGGCGGAGCCTGCACACCTTCGGGCAGCTCGTCCGCCGGCAACACCTCGATGCGAGGCACGCCAGCGCCGTTGCCATGACCGGTGCGAAGCGCCATCAGCCGAGCCCTCCCATGGTAGCCTCGGCGGAATGTGGCCCTGGGCGGCGGGAAAGATCGCGAGCTCGCTTCTGGTGATGGTTGTGACGCTCGGCGCGTACTTCATGGCGCTCCGGTACCTCGGCCCGTTGTGGGCAGCGCCAGCCGGACTTTCGCTCGGGGCGGCGACACTCGGCGGTCTGCGCTGGTTTGACCGACGCCCGGAGTAGAACTTCTGATCCGTCGCGATCGGGTTGGTGACCCGATGCCAAAAGCGCGGAACCAGCATCAACTAGGCTCGATTTCGCATAGACCGCGACGCGTGAACGATTCAGGTAGTGAGCCACGGCGTCCCGCTCGACCAGATTTCGCATACTTACGAGCGCCGCGGGTTCGTGCCGTTTTGACCGAAAACGAGCCGAATTTGAGCGCGTTTCAGCCTTCTGGCCGGCGTCCGCCATGACGATCGCGCGCGCGTCCGGGTGTCCAAAAGGTCGGCCCGCCACTGCGCAGGCCAGCACCTCGCGTTCCGCCTGACTTGAATTCGGCAGTGTTGCAGCGTGGGCGCAACCGGAAACGAGGGTTCGTCGTGCACGGTTCCGGGTTGCGGGTAGGGGTGAGTTCGGGCCACCCATCAGGGGCGTGCCACTCGATGCTTTCGGGCTTCCGTACGCCGTACCCCGTACGTTCCGCCCTCTCCTAGAGGGAGAGGCGGAGTACGGCGTGGAAGCGTCCGGTGTGAGTACGGCGTTTTTCAGCATGGTTCGGGGTCGTCCGGCGTGACGTACGGCGTGGGTACGGTGTGAGGCGAGTACGGCGTGGAGTACGGCGTGAAATTGGCCCCTGGTCGGGCGGCGAAGCCGGCGTAGTCCCGGCCCTTGATCGTGACCGACGCGGTCGTGATGGCGCGAGCGGCGAACAGGTTCGAGATCGGCTGCTCGAGGTCGGGCTTGTTGCGACCGAGGAGTTTGGAGAGCGCGCTCTTGGTCATGGGCTTGACCGTGAGCGCCTCGAGGATGCGTTCTTCCAGTGGGCGGTTGTCGACCACCTTGGACACGGCCGTGCTCTTCAGCACCGGCGTTTCGTCCGGCCCCTTCGAGATCGTGAACTCGACTGGCTCGGGGTAGTCGTCCGGATCTTCTCGGAGCTTGGCGAACGTGACCCGGGTAGAGAGCACCCGGCCGTCCACGCGCTCCGCCTTGAGCAAAAGCACCGAGTCGGCCTGACCCGTGCGCTGGACGCTGCCAGAGACGTCGGAGAGCTCGCCAGAGGTGCCGTTCTTGCGGGTATGGGCCACGGCCCAGCAGATGGGCTTTTCAGCCCCGGGAGCGCGTTCCAGGGCCTGGGAAACGGCGTCGAAGATGGCCACCTGTTCACGCTCGTCGTTGGCGTCGCCGGGCGCCACGCGGGCAACGGTGTCGAGCGCGATGTCGCTCACGAGACCGGCGGCAATGAGTCGCACAATATCGGCCCACTCAGGCGACCCGAGCACGACGGCTTTGCGCGCCACGATGATCACGCGGCCGAGGGCCTGATCGTCGACCCCGAGTAGCTTTAGGCTCTTCACGAGCTTGCGTGAGGTGCTCGCCTCCGAGTGCTCCCCTTCGATCAAAACCACGAACTTGCCCGCCGCCGCTGGCGTCATCCTCCGACCGAGCAGGGACACGCACTCGTCCAGCGAGCTCCGCGCAGCCAAGATGAGAAACAAGAGCGTCGTCTTGCC